ATAAAATAATTTAATTTCAAATTTCCACCTTCTCTCCATACCATCTCTCTGTTACTTCTACATCACAACCTATTGGTACTACGAATTTCTCACCCGGTGCTTCTGACATTACCTTTGAAAATCTCTCAACCACTTCTTTGACATTCTCTTTAGGACATTCTGCTATTATCTCATCATGTACCTGTATCAACATTCTAAAGCCAAGTTCTTTTAACCGCTTATCATTATGCAATGCTATCATTGCCAACTTTGTCATATCAGCCGCAGTACCTTGAATACGTGCATTAACTACTTTGGTATAGTCTTTGTCTTTTGTATTGTCTATAACATATATACCTTCTGAATTGGCGAGTTCAAATATTTTTCTACGGTCTCTGAAATTACTTGCTTCAATCTTACGCCGATACTTATTCTGTATATCTTCTGGCACTTCTGTTGATAACTCACTATCAAAATTAAGCGGGTCATCATCATGCGGTACACCGTCTATCCATTCAAACTCATAATCGGGTTTTAACATAGAAGGTAGTCTACGCTTTCTACCCCACAATGTTGTTATATATCCTAGAGTGTTGACCATATCATAACTCTGTCTTTCAAACTCTGCTATTGCAGGAAAGCCCTTAAACACATCATCTTTAATTCTTTCGGCATCTTTCTTTGAACAACCTATCTGCTCTGCTATACTGGCTGCCCCACGACCATAATTTATACCCAACAGAATTGACTTTGCTTGTGCCCTTCGTTCTTTACCTTCTGGATTTGTAGTGCCATCAGGTCTGAACTCTAAACATTCTTCATATGGATATCCAAATGCTACTGATGCTATCTCTGCATAAAAGTCTTTACCTTGTCTAAATGCTTCTATCATTCCTTCGTCACCGCACATCTGCGCCATACCTTTTATCTCTTGTTGACTATAATCGGCTGACAAGAAATAATAGCCATCTGTTGCTTTGAACATAGGTCTTATATCTTTATTGTGACTAGGTATGTTTTGTAGATTTGGATTTTCGCTACTAAATCTACCTGTATCTGCACCATACTGATTAAACTTACAATGTATTCGCCCATCTTTAGGATTAACACAATCGGGTAACTTATCAATAAATGTACTGACTATGGTAGAGAAATTTCTATACTCTAATACTGCTTTAGATACAGGATTATCTAACTGTACTAATGCATCTTCTGCCGTACTTCTTGATTCCTTCTTGCTCTTTTTATCATAATAAAGAGGGCATTTCATCACATCATAAAAAAGTATAGCCAACTGTTGCGGTGATGCTATGTTTATAGGATCATCAAGTTTAGCACCTTTAGCCCTGCACTCTGCTATCTCCTCTGAATACATTTCGCATACTTCATGGAACTTTGCTTCTTTCTCATTAAGTATGTTGTGGTACTTCTCTTTTAACTCCTCATTATAATCAAAATCAAATGCTACGCCTGTATCTTCAAGTTCTACTACTGCATCAACACATGGCATTTCTATATTATGAAATACCCATGCTACGTCTTGCAAACCTCTCTTAACACATTCTGGATTATCTATCGTCAAGAATGGTTTCTGATACTCATATAACTCATAGGTTATTATCGCATCATGTGCCGCATAGATGTAGCCTGTCTTTATTGGTATCTTATCGAATGTTATGCCCTTAAATAAATCGCCGAATGAGAATACATCTTCTTCACCGTTCAATACATACTTGTTGTGAAGTGGTTTAAGTCCTCTATTACCCTTGCCTTCATTCTCATTCAAACATCTTGATGCTAGATAACAATCCCATGTGCAATGTAACTTTACACCAATCTGTTCCATAACTCGTATATCGAATGATGCGTTAAACATTATCAAGTCTATACCATCTATACGTCTGAACTCTTTGCCCAATATATCTTTTGACAACTGACCTTCTACTCTTACACCAGTCATATATGAAATATGATTTACTGGTATATAAGCCGCTGGCATATCAGGAGTATATATACATATACCAACTATATCATCAACTAACGGGTCTAACCCAGTGGTCTCTGTATCTATACTGATGACATTGTTGGCTATACATTTATCTATATAATCATGCAGTACATCTTCTTCTTGGATAATTATGTAATCATCTTTAAGATGCCCTAATGCACTCTCAACTTTCATCTTAATCGCCGATATTCTCTCGATAAGACTACTGCCACCTTTTACAGTGGCAGTTTGTCTTGTCTTTGAGTTGGCTTTCTTCGCTATCTTATTATCTGCTTCTCTACCTGCTCTTACAGGTATATCGAATAGTGCCATTTAGAATGTGTCCTCATCACTTGTTGCTGGTGTTCTTCTTCTACGTACAGGCATTTCATCAGATGTAGAACGTCTTACAGGTCTATCATTACTCTCTGAACCAGGAAACTCATCATAATCTATGAAATACTGCATCTCTTCCTTGCTCTTATCAAGTACAAGACCACCTATAATATCGGGTGCTTCTGGTAAATCTTCAAGTGTTGTATCATCTTTTTCACACTCATACACCTCATATGTTGTCTGTGTATCGCCCTTCTTTCCATGACGTTCAATCTCAAACACATGAGATACAAGGTTATCTTTTGATGCGTAACGTGAACATAATCCAGCCATCTTACCGAAGAACTTCTTACCACGTTCCCATATCTTTACAGTACCACTCTCTATATCATATACTGGTATGAAAAGTTTAGCATTAACAAATCTACCTGTCTTACACATTGGACAATCATCAACAGGTTTACCATATTCACGTAAGCAATTCACATAACGCTTCTTACCATCAACTTCAATCTGATGTACGGCTACACCTTCAATATCTTCCAACTTATTGTACATGAATCTAACTTTTACAACATCACCATCATTAGGTATTGAAAGAAAACCGTGTCCACCATTTCCACCGTAATTGTCGGCTTCCTCATAACTAAATCTTGCCATAATTATTCATCCTCCTCAATTTCTGTACTTAATGCTTCTACAATAAAAGGTCTAAAATCTTCAAGGAATGTATCAAAATCATCTATGCTGACATTAAATGCATAATTCAACGGCTTCCTCGTCTTATAATAATTAACACCATGAATATACTTTAGACCAGTAGCCATCTGTGCAACATCTTCTTTACAAGCAATAGTATAATGGTCAGTTCTAGGCCTACGAAACACTTCTATAAACTTATAGATTCCGATTTTAACAGCAATAAAATCTCTGTCAAACTTTGGATTGACATTTAACTTATCACTATTAAAAGTATCTACATAGTCTACCAATACTTTAATTGCTTCTTCAAAAGCCTGATTTACACTATCAGATTTTACTTTTTTTGTGGATTTCTTCTTTACAACATTTTTCTTAACAGGTAGTCTAACTGGCGTCTTAACAGTTATCTGTTCCTCAGGCACTTCTTCCTGCATTGCTTCTTCAACTGTCTGCTCGGGCTCATCCACCTTACGCCAATTACTTTTGAAACCACTGAAAGTGATGTTAAAAGACTTGCCATCTTCTGATTCCATTAGAAGTGTCTTAAACTTGTTATCCCTTTCTATTAGTTTACCACGTTTCTTTGTTCTTCGGTCTTCATAAATTTGACCAATCGTTCCGATTTCACTCATTTCGAGCACCTCCTTTTAATAGTTTTTATCGTGTACTTTAATGTACAATAATATTATACTTCATCCATTCAATATTTTCAAGAGGTTATCTTATCTTTTCTACTCTCTATTATATATTTATAGTAATTTTTTGTTATTGGTGATTCTAATGATTGTTCTAATGTACGACCATACATATCCATATCTTTATCTACATACTCCTTGAATTCTTTATCGTTATTATAGAATTGTTCAATATCTTTCATTCCTTACCGCCTTTCTGATATGACATCGTATTTTTTAAACATTCATTGCATATTTTTCGTTTTATAAAACACGGAACACTCGGAGATATAAGTCTATAAACTTCTGCTTTTCTGTACTTTTCTAACCAAATATATCTATGACAATCCGTACAATGAAATGGTATCAATGCAAATCGGTTATATATTGTTTTCACTTGTACCGCCTTTCTGATATGGGCTGTTCCACCAATCCGTGTCCATAAACCGAATCGTGCTATCGGGAAACCAATATCTGTGACCTATGTTCACATCGGGGAACATCATGTCTGCGATTTCTCCATTTGTCGCATTGTCGGGTATAGGTGTGCCATTTGCTATACTTGCAACTATCTTTTGCAACAATGTCTTGCCACTTCTCATGCCGTTAATGTATATATCTTGGTTTATAGCATCATACAAACTTTCGTCTATATCAATCAATATCTTCATCCGTTCTCTCTCCTTAGTCTTGTAGCACCTCGATTAAAGCATCAAATACTTTCTTTTGCCTCACTTTCTCCATTATAAGGTGCGTCCCACCAACTCCTGCGAGCATCCACAGTAGCATCTACTAATTTTGTACC